AGTTCCACTAAACCAATCACCTTCAATAGCCATACCAACTTGGCGGCCATAGTCCATGCTTTGTTTAGCTTCATCAGGTACTACCTGATCTGGAAAAGAACTATAAGTGTTTGTAATTTTCGTCATTTATTATATTATTTGTGAAAAGGATCCTTTATTATTATATCTACGTATTCCTAAGTTAATGTTTTGTTGAACTCTAGTAGGAACTGGTCTATATTTGTTTTTATTACAAGCCATAATGGCTAATCCTGAACTAATAGAAGCATCATATTTAGTTCTATTATTAATATTAAACCTACTCCAGTCATCTAAAGTTTTTTGAAAATACATATCACCTACTTTGTTTTCAAGTTGGCCTACGTAATTTTCAATATAATATTCAATAGCAGCAGCGTGTGCTTGCTTAATGTCTTCGCTTGAGTTAGGTATACCACCTATTTCTCTTTCAGCTACAGATAATTTGTTGTATATTTTATCAGGACGATTCATACTAAAACCTCTATAACCTCTACGTTTTAAATAATATAATAATCTTGGTTTATTGTTTTCAGCAAGTATTGGCATACTGTAAAATGCTAAGGCCATTAATACATCTTCAAAAAATATTTCAGCTGTCTGAGGTCTAGCTATATACTCTAAGAAAAAATGATTAGGTGGTGCGTCTTCCATAGAAAACTTTGTTAATCCATGAAGTGCTCCTTTAGAGCCGCGACCATCAACAGTACCGCTAATGTCGTAAGAATCACAGCCGAAAGCTCCAATATGTTCGTTACCTGGATATTTAGTTCCATTTTTTGTTATTATATTATTTTGCAGCTTTAATGGTGGAACCCATGAAACTAAAAACCTACCGTTTTTGTTTGGGTAAAATTCTACTTGAGAATCTTTAACTCCATCTAACCATTGAAAACTACCTTGTGCTACAGAAGATATATTATTTAGTTCTTCGTTAATATCTATTTGTTGATATATTTTAGTTAAATTAAACAAACTATCTTTAGTTTCATCTCTAAATGCGTGAGCTTCAGTTCTTGGAAATTGTCTGTAGTACTCGTTTAAAGCATCTTGATCAGATTTTAATCCATCAACTTCGTTGTTCCAGTGTTGTATAACTCCTGTTGTAATATATCCACCATCAATTGTTTTGACTGGATCTTTTGGGTTTGTAAAGATAGGTAGTCCGAAAGAATCCATGAATCCTTCGTAGTTCCACTCCATAGGTATGAACAAGCTATAGAGCCCAGAAGTTGTTTGTCCGTTTTTATTTCTTTTTGTAACGTCTGAATTGTAGTATAGTTTTTTAAAGTTGTCTCCACCTTTGTCTAAAGCATTTGAAGTTGAGCCCATCATACATTTACCGACGATTCTAGAACCAAGTCTTAATGTAGTTTTTGTAACTCTCCAGTTGTTTAATATATTATCAGGTCTTTCCCATTTACCACTTTCGTCATGAGCTAGTATTTTTAGCTTTTCACCATCATAAGAGTTGTCACCTGTGTTTTTCCAGTCAATAGTTGTATCAAGTCCGTCTAGTTCTTTAAGCTGTTCATTGCTTTCCATCTTTCTTCTAGTAAGCTTGGATGCTGGAACCCTATATGCCAACTCAGTCTTTGGCCGATCCATACCGTCTTGAATTGGTTTGAAGAAAAATGGATAGTTAACAGATATTGGTACAACCTTATCCGTAAACATTTTTTTAGCATCAGCACCTGACTTAGAGAGTATACCAAATCTACAGTCTGAGGATATTGTGGCTTGATTAACAAGTTCTGAGCTTGCCATAAAGCTAAATCCAGATCGTCTATTTTTAAGGTAACAAATTCCGTAACACCTATGGTCTGCTTTACAGGCTTCCCAAAATATAAAGAATAATCTATTTGACTCTCTGTATTCTGGCGCTCCAATGTCAATTTTTGACCATTGCAAGTACATGTAATGAGTACCAGTAATGTAAGTATCAATACCATTATTACAAAACCAAAATCCTTTTTCTCGTCTAGTAAATTCATTATCAATATAATCGTACCATTTTTCTTTAAAATCTAAAGAGTATTCTTCCCAGTCAAATCTTGTTTTAATTCGTTGTAGCTCTTTTGGGTATTCAAATTTTGCCCATCGTTGCTCCTCTTTTTTTTCGCTTCGTTTAAACGGTTCACTTGCTGCTGGTAGAGCAATGCGGAGACCTTGTATTTCAATGATTGTTCCAATTTTACCTGTTTTACTTATTACTACAAAATCATACTCCACATTATAACCATACTCCCACTTTTTAAATCTATTGTTTTTAGCTAATATCTTGGGGTTAATAACATCTTTTATTTCTTTACAAAGAGTTTGTTCGTAAATCACTTGCTTCTCCCTTCTGCAAAACCTTTAAATGACTTTACTTCTTTTGTTTTATCTTCGCCATTTAATGCAGCTTCTTCTTCTTCAATACGTTGTAGTATTTCAAACGCGTCCATAATACAAAGCTTTTTAGTTGCTGCAGCATTCTTTAATCTATCAGCGCTTATGTCTTCACCTGTATCTACTATAGGCTCTTTAGCAACTTTAATTAACTCATTAACTGCTTTTTGTCCAGCTTGGATTATATTCTTTCTCGTCTCCTTTGTTTTCATGAGTTAAAGCTATATTATTTGATTTCATACAATAAAGTCGTTCATCACCTATAATAAACTCAAACTCTGAGTTAGGTGTAAACGTTACAAGTGTTCCAGGTGTTATTCCTACGTCTTCTAAGGAACTATTGCTATATCTAACTATACCAACGTTAGGTTTCTCTTTTAGTGTGTTAAAACTATCTGTATCATGTACTGGTGAAATAAAGCAATAGTCATTAAAAGCCTTACCATTATACATGTATATCTGGTTAGGTGCACAAAAATATAAGTCGTCTTTAAAATAAGTTGCGCTATTACGTTCTTTACCTTTTTGATCGTACCATCTTCTAAACAAGTTATGATGTACATATAACTTATCTCCAACTTTAATAGGTGAGCTATAAGCAGCTGGTATAGAAACAACAACTGCTTCTTTGCTCACGAATAGGTGGTTTTCTATAGTGGTATTAATAATAAGTGTTTTATCACCTACTTTTCTTATATTGTCATATCTTGATTTAAGAGGTTTGACAATAAAGCTATATAAGCTTTTCATTAATATTTAAGATCGTATTCAACAGATATAGCCATATTATTATTAAACTTTTTCCAAGGAAGTACTTCGCTAGATTTAGTTATAAAAATATTATATGAATTGTCTTTATCGTCAAACAAAATATTAGATATTGTATGACCACCATAAACTTCTTGATCTAAAGAATAATGCATAGCATCATTTTTATAATCAGAACCTATACTAATCTTCCTTATTACTGACATCTTCTTCGTTTCTTGTCCAATCACCAGTTTGAAGATCAATATTTATATGACCATACTTATCTTGTAATTCTTTTTTAGTACCATCTACTGTAACATTAGCATCAGCTAATTCATGAAGTAGTGCGTGTTTTTTAGATTCAAGATAACCTAACTCCATTAGTATAGAGTTGACTTTATTTTGTTGTTGTTGAATTTTATCTAGTTCTGCTTTGGTAACTTTACCACGCATTCTATTCTTTATATTTGACATTTGATTTAATTTAATTGTTTGTTTTTGTTTTAGTATATTGCTACTAAATTGGAACCTGATACAACACCTTTTGCTAACATAGGTGCTTTGTCTCCTACAACTGTTCCTGGTTGTACTTTTGGAAATACTACGTTTGTACCTGCTTCTGTTATTATTTCAACACTTTGTTCTGCATTACCATTATATATTACAGCTCCTCTATCATTAGTAGCTAAACCTGGTAAAGTTAAACCATCTGCTAAAACAGTAAGTTTAGCACCTGTCCCACCACTAGTTGCTGCATCAAGTGTGATTAAATTATTTACATCATAGCCACTACCTGCTGTTATAATTTCTACAGCTTGTAATGTTCCAGCTGCTGACACTTCAGTTATGTTAACTTGAATACCTGTTCCACCACTAGGGGTAGTTGCACCTGACTGGCCAAGCGTATCGCCTACATCTGATTGATCATAACCAGATCCGACTACACTTATACTAACAGCTTCTATTGCTGGTATTCTTATATTTATTGCCCCAGCTATAACTGCCGCAGCGTCGTGGCCAAACACTCTTGGTTGAGCCATCATATTTCCTTCTAAACCTCTCATGTTTATTTATTTATTTTTGTTATTTTTTCAGCACCACGACTTCCGAAGTATGCTACGTAAACTGTTACCAGCAATGTTTTTAATAAGTTTATCCATGACTCATCTACATCAAATTGTAAATGAAATGAATCTACAGCCATCATAAATACAGCTGATGTAGTTAAAAATATTAAAGCTAACGGTCTAGTGTTTTTACTTAACCAAGAATCTGATTTCATATCAGATCTCCATCTGCTAGATACTTCTTTCATTTCAGCTATATCTTGTTCTATAAGCTTCATAGCCTGCTCTTTATCTACTTCATCAATCTTACTATCACTTGATATAAGATTTTTTACTACACCAAGAGTTCCTTGATTAGGTAATACGTCGCCTAACGCTTGTAAAACTTTAGGAGCTTTACTAGCTAAAAATGCTCCTACTTTAGTTTCTTTAAATGTTTTCTTTTCCATTTAAATATCGAATTTTTGATTATTTAATTCTGCTATTTTCTTTTGAAGCTCTGCTTCTTTTCTATTAATTTCATTAGTGTGAGCACCTTTAATTCTTCCATCTTCGTCTCTATATTCAGCGTTTAATTTATCTATTGCTTCTTGCTTTTTTAACTTTTGAGTATTAGTTCCTGTAAATATATCTGGAAATGCCTCTTGAGCTTTAGCTAACTCTGTTGAAGTTAGTTCATAATTACGCTTCTTTTGTTTAGTGTTTTCTCCAGTAATAGCTTTTCTAAGATCACTATATTGTCCACTAGAACCTTTCATACCTGCTTTTGCAGCTGCTTCTTTTTGTTCTTCAAGTAATTGCGCAAGTGTGACATCACCAGAGGCGACTGGGTCACTAGTTCCTGTTTTTGGCTTGTCATAAACAAACTTCATGTTATCCATAGCTGCCGTATTTGATCCATATTTTTTTACTAAAGCTTTAAAGTCTTGACCTGGTTTTAATGTTATACTACCACTACCGTATTCAATCTTTGGTAAATCACCACCTTTAGTAAAAAGATCATCATAGTAATTATAGCTTGCCATTTTATCTTTATACTCTTTTTCAACTTTGCTAAGCTGATTTCTAAATTTTGCGTTGTATTGCTCAGCGCTCATGCCAGAAGGTTTGTTTTTAAAACTTGAAGATTGTTGTATAGAGTCAACGCTTCCACTTGCACCTTTAGTGAGTCCTTGCCAATTTATCCTGCCTTGATCATCTCTTTTAATATCTATAGTACCTTGCCCATCACTATTACGCCTATGAATTAACTTCCCTGTTTCAGGAGAAAAATAAACCGTATCTCCTGCATAAGGTGTTCCAGAAGGTGTTGGATCTCCTTCATTTAAAGCAAAAGGTGTAAACTTTTTAATCATAGTTGGTCCAAAGTTTTCATTCATTGAAACTTTACTTTTATCACGTTTTCTCTCAAATTTATGTCTAGAACCAATTTTTTGAAAAGCAAGTGGTGTATCATCTTTCATATTAGGTGGTCCATCTAACTTATTAGGATTAGGCCTCATATCTTTTTCTTCTAAATTGTCACCAGCTTTATAAGCATCTTTTTCCCAAGGTAAAGACTTATCACTTTCATTAAAGTTTTTTCTGTCAACTTTTTTAACACCTTTGCCATCTAAATTGTGGTAAACAGCATTATCATCATAAGCTAGTTTACCATCCATCATATCTTTTAAATGGTGATCTTCATGAGACTCCGCTTCTTTTCTAAGTTTAGAATTTAAAGGAATATTTTTATTAACGATCATAGTGCCGTTATCATTAGCTTTAGCAACTAAACCATTATCATCGCCAACATTATCAGGTGTAAACGGAACTTCATACCTTGCAACGGGATCTATACCGTAAGGTGCTTTTAATTTAAACTTTGCCATATTAACATCTCCAACGTTTTCTAGCTGCTTTACCTCTCTCACCAGTCCAACTTTTTGATCTAGCACAAAAAGATTTTCTTCTAGCAGCATCTTTACTTCCAGGTTTTACATTCTTCTTTGTCACAGGAGCAGAAAGCGTGCTACCTGGATTTTGTTTTTTATATTTAGCTCTACCTGCCGCTGTCATACCAGCACCCTCTTTAACAGACAAAAAGTTTCTACCTTTACCTTTTGTAGTTTTACGTAGAGAAGGTCCACTTGACTTTCTACAACTACCTTTCTGTCCAGCGCTAGTGCCAGGAACTCTTTCATAACCTTTCCAACAAGATAAACCGCCTACCATTTTTTCTTCTTGCTAGGAACTTCAACTTCTTTAACTATAACGGTTGTTTTAGGTTTTCTATTTTTTAGTTCCTCTAATTGTTTATTTAGCTCTTCTAACTTTCCATCTGCCTCAGTTCCGTCTTTTACTAAAGTAGAAGTAATTTTAACTTCTTCTTTTAATATATCTTGAGTTGCTTCTAATACTTCAACTTGATCTTTTAGTTGTATTATCATCTTCTCATTCCAAGTTTCTTTTAGCTCATATTCTAAACGAGTAACTTCTATAGGTGGTAATTTTCTAGCTTCTTCAATATCTGCTTGCAACGTGTAATACATACCTACAAAAGAGGCTGTAACCATTATTATTGCTACTACAGTTTTTAAGTCAAGTTGTATATTTGTGTTCTCAGATATTTTTGTACTCATTGGTTGCATCAAATGACGGGCATGCTTTATTAGCAAACTCGTTGTGTGAATATATAGTTGCTTCAGGATACATAGCTTTTAATGTTCTAATAACAGCTAGTAGTCCTTCTTTTTGTTTTTCGTTTCTAGTATCTTTCGGGGTCTTGCCATCCTCTTCAACACCACCACAATAACATATACCGATAGAATTACGATTATGCCCTGAGCAATGAGCCCCGATTTTAGCTATGTCTCTACCTTTTTTAATATTTCCATTTATATCGATGTAGAAATGATAGCCTATGTCTGACCAGCCACGACCTTCAACGTGCCACTTTCTTATAGTGTCAACACTTATATCTTGGCCTTCTCTTGTAGCTGAGCAGTGAATAATTATTTCTTTAATACCTCTCATTTGTTTTTTAATAAATACCACTTGTGAGCAGTATAACCTAGTGTAGTTAGTAATAATAGTATAGATAATACAGGTTCTAGCCATCCTAGACTAACAACCGTAGCTGATGTTATATTTAAACAATATAACTTTAAATCTTCTATTCCCATTTTTTTATTTGTTTGCATTAAGCACTGCGTTGCCTTTATACTCAATATTGTCAATCTTTTTTAACGTTGGCATTATTGTAGAATTATTAGAAACCATTGTTCTTGTTCCTAGTGGTTTTTGTCCACACTTTAGTTTCTTACCTGCAGGCTGTTGATTCATATATTTCATGTTTTTATTTTAACGTGTTATTATTATAATTACATTATTTATTAATGTTTTACGATCTTTTTTTTCTAGCATCGTATTTTAAATCACCAGCTAGCTTTGATATATGCTTTTCATCATCTAGCATTTGTCTATTACTACCGCCGTGGGTATTATCATACTTAACATCTCTTTTTAAATAACTCATATGAGCTGCATCATCTCTCTCTGTAGCTTTTAAATTACCTTTAGTAACTTTAGTTTTTAAATGATCATTTTCAAAAGCTTTAAAAGCACTTCTCATACTTGGCCCGTCGCCATACATACCTGGAGCAGCTTCTATTTTAGCTTTTAAATGCTCAGGTAATCTATCTTGATTACCAACTAAAGCTTTGCTTGGTCCATCGTACATTGGTGGCGCATCTTCTGTTTTATCTTCTTTTTTCTTAAGACTATCTCCTAAACTTTCCATGCCTTCTTGCATTTTTCTACCGCCTTTTGCTATCTCTTCACTAGAAGTATCTATAGCTCTGCTAGGATTAGAATAAGCAGCAAAAGATCCTTGCTGTTGAGGTTGAGGAAATATTGGCGCTTGAGGCGTTGTAGTAGCTACTTGCTGTTGTGGCTGAGGTTGTGGATTAGGCATACCTTGTCCACTAGCTATATCGTTAAACTGTGCATTTCTTTGAAAAGTAGTTGCTGGTACCTTGTTCATTGGTTGAGCAATATTAGGGTCATTAGTAAGTATATTACTTTCTACAGGTCTACCCGCTCTATTTTTTATTTGTTCTGGCTCTGCCATATTTTGGTTTGGCTGTATCATCGGAAAGCCAGATCCTTTA